TGTGTTGGTGTATACTGTGTCCGTATAAGGTATAGTTTGAGTACCAGACGCATCTACCACTGCTGTGCCTGAACTATGATCCTTAATTCCTGTACCAAGTGTGCCTCGTCTTAGTTGGCCTAAAGTGTCTCCTGACTTGGTAAAATATTCTATTCTTTCTTTATCAACAAAAATTACACCTGGTATGTTGTTGGCCGCATTTGGCTCCGGCAACACAGTTCCATCTTCAACTTGAATAATGATAGATTCATCTGTTACATCTTGTGCAATTTTTGTTGTGGCATTTTTGTTAATTCGTTTGTAAAAAGTTCTATTCAACATGTCTTTGAATATTCTAAAACCTGTTGCTCCAATTGCAGATTCAACCGCAAAATACATCACATCCAATCTGTCTGAAGATGTGATACTTGTTTTATTCAACACAGTCAAAGTATTGCCTGACACTGTGAAATCAGTGCCTGGGGTCAACTGTTCTCCATTAAACCATGCAAAAGTGTAACTTGGATTCAAGGTATCAAATCGCAATTTGAATACGTTATTGGTCTTGCCTTCCAATACCTCCCTACGAAGTTTCATTCCTAGCGCATTATTAAACGTTGTTACATTTATCACATCACCACTGGATAGAGAATATCCATCTGAAGAAATTTGAGCAGGTTCTAGTATGACATCTGTGCCATCAACTGTGTAATGATTATCAACCAATGTGGAAATTGCAATTAGGTCATTTTGTGCTGGTGCTGTAACAAATGAAATCCTGTCTGGAGATCCAGCCACATCTGTTGTGACTAAAGTAGTGTCCACTGTGTCAGTTTCATCAGCAGTCAGAATAGTGCCTGCAAGATCCACCACATAATCTGTGTTCTGAACTTGTTTCACCCCATTGACATGCACAACAATTTGTGACGGATCTGTGATAGTCTTCACAGGATCAATTGTGCTGTCTTCACCTAATGTGTTTGTAAATGTTGAATCTTCTCCCAAACCTGTCAATGGATTGAATCCATATCTAGTGGTAGTGCCATCTCCAACATAGTAACTGATGTCAGGGCCACGTAACATTTTTCCGCCCACTTCGATCATTGTCAAACCTGATAGAGGACCAATTGCTCCTGGAGGAAACGACAATGTGTATCTTGTTATGGCACTGTTAAATGTGATTAGTTCATTTCTAATACTTGCAAAACTTCTTGTGGATGTGGTTGATTTGTTGAAACCAGCAATCTGAACAAAAGCGTTTGCCGCTGGTGCACTGTCAAATGTAACTGTGATTGTGTTTGCAGTGGTTGTAGTTGAAAATAAAGTAGTTGGGCCTCCGTCAATGGTCACGTAGATGTCACTGGCAGTTGAATCCAAATTAAATTCTCCTCTGGTGCTTGTGGTGAATGTGGTTGTTGATCCATCACCTCGGTATTGGTCTAATACTCTGTAGTTTTCACCTGATACAGCAAAAGTTCTAACACTGATTGATTTCCCTAGGCCTGGCGCACTTCCAAATGTGATTGTTTTGTCTCCAACATCAACTGTGTAGTCTGTGGTTAATCGTTTGACTGTGCCGTCTACAGAAACTGTTACTGATGCAAGAGATCCAGGGAAATCTCCTAATGCAAAACTAGTGGTTACAGCATCTCCTGTATATAAATTTTCAGTAATAAATGGAACTCCAGACTCTGGTGATGTGTAAACTTTGATGTCAACTGTGTCAAACATTTGGCCTGGTACAGCCTCTTCTGGTGCATAACTTGTTTCTGGTGATACAAATTGATCACCGTCTGTAAGTATATCACTGGCCGCTGTGCCTAAAGCAGTGTTAAATAGGCCACCTTTTAATAATGTATCCAGTGTTCGATCATCCGTTGGTGTCAGTACTCCGTCGTCGTCAATTGGAATGAACTCTACCAAAGCATTTTCGTCTGGAGTAGTACTGAGTTGGAAACTGGTTGTGGATCCATCTCCTCTAAACACATCTGACAGTTTAGTTCTTGTGCTATCGCCTAAAGTGGTGTATACAGAATATACATCTGACTTGGCAGGAGCAGTTGAGAACGTGTATGTGTTTGTAGAGCCGTCAGCAATAAAGGCTTTGACACGTGTGTCACCAAAATTGTCCCACGGATAGTCATACCAATTGGCATTGTCCCATCCTTGCCCCTGACGGAATAGCAATCCTGTCACCATTGTGCCACCGTAATCTACGCCCGACATTAGTTGTGATAATTCATTTCCAGGCATACCTGAATCTGGTGTGTAGAATCCTGCGGTTCTATCTGCGGCGGTTAAACCTGTTTCATCACCTCGTATTTTATAAACTTTGCCAATGTTGTCATTGAATTTGGTGTTTGACGTAAAATGATCAGTGGCCTTGTATAATTCATTGTTGTATCTAATTAATTGTCCATATGCGTAAGAAGTATTAATAGTCCAATCTACCACAGCATGAACTGGATGAACTCTGTCAAACTTGATAGTGGTATCAATATCTCTCACAAGATCATTTTGTAAATTAGCATATGCTCTTGCCGTGTCACTTGGTGTTGTACCATCGTTCTTACCGCCTGTCAGTACCACAGTTGGCGTGGCAGTATAGTTTTTTCCGTTACTTACTAAATTTATTTTTGTTACTCGGCCATCAACCACTGTTGCTGTGGCAGTTGCCGCTGACGTGTCAGGTGTTTCATACATTTTGTACACTGTGTTTCTTGTGCTTTTTCCTGTGTTTGTTGTACCATCCGGCATCCAAAATGTTCCTTCATATTCATCAAAACTAAACTCAGTTGCGGTGCCAGTTCCGCTGTTGTTTTGGCTATCCCAAGTTTTTGCATGACGTTCACTAGTGAATAATGGATAATAGTAACCATACGTGCCAGAAGTGGTCCCTCTGTTGCTGTTACCTTGGATTTGGAATGGGCCTGTCGAACCTGTTGTGCCGCCTATCACGGTCACAGTTGGTGCAGTTTCATATCCTGATCCAGAATATGATACTGTTATTGAAGTTACAAATTTTTTATGATAGTCATACCACATCTGATGTGGATATTCAGTAAGTTTATCTGTATCACTTATGGTATTGAGGTTACGAATTTTCTTTGTTGAATTATCGTAAAATGCAGGATTATCAAAATCAGAAAATATGCCGTCCTGCGTGTCCGTTGATTCGTATCCAAGTTTATATTCTCTAATTTTTGAATGGAATGGTTTGACTTCATTTATGTAACTTTCAACCCAACTGTCAGTTCCAGCAGTGTAACTTTTACGTTGATCTAGTTGTCTTACTGTGTTGGTGATATTAATAAATGAAGTTTTGAACAACCAGTCAACATAAGTTTGTTCTGCTAATACCTTTCTTAAACCAATAAAGAATAAATTATTATATTCAACCGCCAGTCTGTTGATGAATAAATCATCTCTTATTGCAGTTAAAATATTTCTTGTTTCAATTGTTGGCTCTTGGTCAAAGAAATTGTCGTCAAAATTGTCTCCGCCGGCGAATCCAGTAGCATCCTGAGAATAATCATAAAGTTTTGTACTCAATCTTATTGTACCATTTTCAACACCAACATTTGTGAAGCCTGTTGTAGTTTTCATAAACAATTTCCATCCTCCTGTGTCTGCCTGTGTGACTTTCACGTGTTTGCCCACATCAAGATCCAGTGAATCAAGTTCATATTCATAAGTCACTTGGGCATCAATTGGCGTATTTTCATCATGTATCATTTCATGCACTTCTGGATCTGTACCATACCAGTCTACATAACTCCAATATGATGATGAATTGTATGATTGTAATTTTGTTCTTGTGAAACTTGTTCCGTCCCAAGTGTATATTGCCCAGAAATTATTAGCAGTTTCATCTGCTTTTACAAGATATTTGACAGCACCTGATAGGTCAGCAGTGTTTAAATATGTTAGTTCCGCATATGTATCAACAGTAGCGTCCCATTCTAGACTTGCAGAAGTAGGTTCAGGTTCTGCTTTGTTAAGATTATCTAAGTTAATTGTGCCAGATAATTGATTTTTCTTCAATACTGAGTTAGCATAGTCTATTATTTCTTTTAGAGCATCATAACGATTTACATACCAACTCTGTCTCGGTCTTATGTTGTTACCATAACGTTCATTTAGGGGTAATGTAATATCTGGAACCATGTCGCCAGATTCATTTTTGCCAATTAAACTGTCCCACCATCTTTGCTCAATAGATGTTCCAGGTCTATACTGTGGATCTCCTTCTCTGGCCAGTTTCCAGACACTGTGAGCAGACCCGTCAAAATTATTTTTCCTAATGTCTACATTAAGGACAATAGAATCGTTACTTAAATTTCTGGCATTCACAATAATCATTTTGTTAGTGTCTGTAGGTGCAAAATATCTTACTCCTAACCCTTGCGGATTTGCTAGTAAATTACTAATAAATGATGTTGAATTTTTCCTTTCAGCAACGCTGTTTGCTGGAATTGTTGTGGTGTTTCTTACCCAGTAATAGTAATAATTTATAAACTGGTCTAATTCAGAGTTGTAACGTTCTTTTACTGTGTATTTGCTGTCATCAGGAAATGCAGGTATTCCGTCTACAAATTCGCTTGGTAATAGAGTGCTTTCTATCCACTCATATACATGAATTTCAGATCCTGGAAAAGTTTTGCCCCAATGATTTGTTTTATACTCTTGTGAGTCTTGTTCATACCATAGCCATTTGACTTTACTTAGATCCCACCATGTTTCTCCAACATGTTTTTCCGCCCACGGTGTCTTGAAATTCGCAGTGGAACCAAAATTATAAATTGCAGGATCCCACGGTGTCTTGATGTTTATTTCTCTATCTGCTAATCCAGGTATTTGTCCTTTGACTGGATCATAAAGTTCGTAGTAATTTCTAATCTGATTAGACCTTCTATCAAAATCAAATGTATGTCCTAATTTTGTAGTATCTACAAAAGCAGTTTCAGTTGTGATGTTACTCCACGCAAAGTCTCCACTCTTTTTCAAATCAAAAAGCGAAACTGTGCCGTCATTTTCTAAAACAGTGCTACCGTCTGTGCCTATGTTTCCATCATCATTGGGCGCACCAACAAATACAGCATCATCTATTACACAAACTCCTTTACCAAAATCATCGTCTGAGGTGACATCTGTTGTAACTAATCTATCATCTATAATATATTTTGTATTATATAATGTTGCTGTGTACACAGCACCTGATCCAGTGTTTGCATCAACAAATTCAGTGTCTTGTAAATCAAAAGTAGTGGCACCGCTATCAAATAACATTTTTCTTGAGTTACCAAAGTTTTCAGCACCAATCACTAATCTGTTGCCATTATCGTTAATATCAATACTGCTTCCAAATCTCATATTGCTTTCTGTATCTGGTGCCAGTATAGTTTGTTGCAAAGTGTAGGCTAGAGTGCTGTCACCATCAGCGTCCCACTTGTAGTAATATATTGTGCCTGAATCTGCTTGATTAGTTTGATCTGCACCTGGTGCCGTAATTATTAGTGTGTTTCCATCTTTACTCATGGCTAAATCATGGCCAAATTCTGAGTTGATACTTGAACCGTCAGCCGTCACACCGCTTAATGTTTGTATATGAGTAAAACTGTGATCCACACTGTCATCGTTGCTCTGAGATGTTCTCCTAAATATTTCAACCATTCCTGCTTTACCTGGTGCTTTAGAACTTACTGCTAACAAGTCACCGTTATCGTTGGCCGCTAATGCATGTCCAAATCTCTTATTGGTTCCAGCATCGTTTGAACTTATTGTGAGATTTTGAGTCCAAGTATCATATGTTGACCCGTCTGCGCCAACTCCCCACTCATACATGTATACCGCTCCAGTATCAGTGCTAATGCCTGGTGCAGACACAAACATGTATTTGACTGGAGTACTTCTAATTGAATCTGCTGATGGTTCACATATCTTGTGTGCCCAACCAAAATTTTGACTTGCTTCATCTGTAGGTGGTAGCCTAGTTGATAACGCTGAGTATGTGAAACTGTTAGGATCCCAAACAAATATTTTTATTAATCCAGCATCAGAAAATCTTGTGCTTCCATCAGATCCAAGACTATTGGCAAAAGGTGCACCTGCCACAACAAAATTTTCATCTGTGCTCATTGACAGACTGTACCCAAGTCTACCAGTGTTATCATCACCTGCGGTTGTTGTAACTGACCCTTGATTTTGAAACACTCCACTAGGTGTGTTTCTAAACAAGAAGTTTATAAATCCTTGATTGTGTGTTGGCGAGGAAACAACTATTGTTCTTCCATCATTACGTGCTACAACTCGGAATCCAAAATCTTGATTGGCTATTGTAGAATTTGGAGACAACTGTCTCGTATAATTATATGGATCTTGCTTTTCGTAGACTCGCCATAGTCCTGAAGTATCACTGTCAGTGAAAACTTTATCTCCAGGCAACGATAATGATGCGTCCTTATCTTTGAAATCGTTGTAGTGTATAATATCATTGACATTGTCCATAGAAGACAAACGTACTGATATAAACTTTAAAACATTTCCATAACTGTCAGCAGTGGATTGATCATCCAATGTTGGTAGTTCGGCTGTGCCTCCTCCATACTCTACTATAATCGTTTTATGGTCTATGATTTGATTAACCTGATACACAGCGTTAAGTTCGGTCAACTGAGCACTTGTTATAGCAAAAAAGTCTGCGGTAGTTCTGTTTGTGTCTTGAACAAAATTATGAGAATCATTAAATGTCATTTGAATTAGGCCATCTGCAACAGATTGTAATTGTACTATTTTCAATCCAGTATTAGACAGTCTGAACACGTCCCAATCAGCGTTGAACTTGTTTGCTACCCAAAATAAATCATTACGCTTTAATGACTCAACATCAAAATTCAATAAATCAACAATATTAAACGCAGTGTGTTGCACCTGTCCCGGTTGTGGATATCCTGCAGTCTTAAGTATCTGCACGTTGTCTCTATCTACGTTTTCTTTTGTATAATCATAACGTGAAAATGTTGTGTTTGGATCATAATCTATAGGTTTATAGTAGAGTCCAGTGGCCGCGACCGCTTGGCTTCTATCATAATCCTTATCAAAAGTTGTTGTGTTGAAAAACTCTATGCTTTGTGGATTGCGGACAAATTTTGACTCGTCTAATGTTATTTGTATACTCTCTCTACTATCAGTGTTACCAAATCTACCAGAACGTATCATCCATTCTGGGTAAAGATCCAATGTTATATCTTGATCTTCATATTTGGCCTTGAGTAATTTATCAATAGCATTTTTTGTACCTTTTTCTCTAATGTATCCTTGATAAAATTTATATTGGGAAACATCATTGACAAATAAATTTTCTAGATAATCTCGATTTTGATATCCAATTAAACGTTGTGCCAGTCTTTCTTGTGCTTCATCAAAGTTGTTAGACTCAAGGTCATAAAAATTGTTGAATTGCGAAATTTTATAGTCAAAATTTGGAATCAATTGAGGTTTAGGCTTTTCGTCTTTCAAAGTCCAATTAGTTGTAACGAAACTTGATAGACTATTATGGTTTATTTTAGCAACATAAAATTTGCCTTGATATTCTACTGTGTCACCTACTCTGTAATCTGTGTTACGGCTCCAATAATTTACTTTTGCAGAATCAAAAATAAATCCAGGAGCATAATAATCACCATTCCAATTTGCTGTTTTCCATCCAACCACTTTAAGACGTTGTTGTCTGAAGCCTGTGTAAGGATCATAGATTATATCAGAAAAAACTGTGCGATTATCAAATAACAAAATGTGTTCTTTTTGAACAGTGTTTAAAGAAATATTATATAATCCAATATCTGAACTTTTGATTCCAAGATCAAATGTTTTGCCTATACGCTTAGTAGAAACTTCCCTTATATCTAGTTTTCTGCCTCCAGCGTCTAACATTGAGTAATCACCAGCAATGTTTCTTAATCGACCAACAATGGTATTGTTAGTGTCTAGTTCGAATCCGTCTGCGGCTGGTGATACTGTAATGGCGCTACCTGGTGACCAGTTCTGTGTGGTCCAAAATAAAAACTCTTTTACGGCGTTGCTCCAATTTACAGTTTCCTTTAGTTCTTTTGAATATTTGTTGAATTTGAATCCAAGCGATTCAAGATAGTGTCCGTAGCCTAGTAAAAAATCTGCAACGTCCTGCAATGTGTCAAATACATAGCCATATGGAATAGTTTGGATCGTTTCTTGATAATCTTTATATTGTTTAACTTCCTTTGTCCCTACGCGGACAGCAGATGCCGAAGAAGTTTTGACAGGATACTGAAATTTGAAAAATGGCTTTATAGTAGAATAACCAAGCACTCTATATCCACCTAAAAGAGTGGATCCATCTGATCCTGCCTCTGCATTTTTCTCAATTAAGACTCCTGAATAATCAAATGTCTCTACCGGATTGGATGTCCTAAACAAAATTTTGTAATTCTCATCAGGTATAAATTTGGACCCTGATGTGGATCCTGGTGACACTGAATCAGTAAGAATCTTTAGATTATTTTTATCAGAGAATCCACCTAACTTGTATGCTAACTGCACACTTAAATTTTTCATTTTGTTATAGAAGAAAACTTCCGTGTCTAAATTTTGTGATATGAGGTAATTGACTACAAAAGGTTGGTAGCCTGCTGTTTGGTATCTAGTGACAACTCCTGTTGAATTATTTGTTTCTGTCTGTAGATGATATTTTGCAGTTGCCAATCTCTGTCGTACTCCTGTGTCTGAATCAATATAATTGTTTGCAGTGTTTAACTTCAATCTACTATTGTCAAAATACACTGAGAAAAACTTAGCAGGTTTTGTTAATGCGAGTGTTTTGATCACACTAAAAGGATATGAACTGGATCTACGCCATGCCGTTTCTGCTGGTGCTTGATCACCAAATTTCCAACTATTTGTTCTACCTGGAATGTCAAGCACATCAACTAGTCCAGCCGTTATTGGATCTAATAGGTTTCCTGACGCATCAACTGGGAGATAAGATTTAATTTCTGGTTTTCCGTATCTACCCGGCTCAGTGCTTATGGCTGTCCAGAGAACATCATTACCTGCTGTATACGGCGCGGCACCATATGTTGCTTCCCAATCAGTTGGCTTCTCGCTGTGTCCCAACATCTCCCATGGTCTTTGATGGGGTGCGTCTGTGTCATAAAAGTATTTGTAAATCGCTCTCCAATACCCAGGTAACTTTTCTCCTTTGATTCTATCTGTTGATCCTGAATAATTATAGGTGAACGGCTCACCTTCAAGGAACGCCGTGTTATTGATGTATTGTACATTGTTTCTTCCGGCCCAAACATAAAAGTCACTGCTCATAGTGTCGTTTATTTCGGTAAGCGTGTATTCTGTATTTGTAAACACACTAGGCATGACATCGTTTATATCTAGTATACTGTTATCATATGTGACTTTGCAGTTATTGTAAATTCTTTTTTCTAGTTCAAGTATAAGATCATCACGCTCGTCGCCATAGGCCTTGGTATACGAACCGTCATGTTTTCTAATCACACTGGTTGACGTAATGTATGTGTCGTCAGTAATAATTTCAGGTTTATACTTTGGATACATACCTAGTTTGGTCGGAGTAGGTGGCACATAACTTCCTGTTGTATTGGCATAATCTCTGATTGTGATTATATCACCATCTGCCAAAGTAGCGGAAATTGAAATACTATCATCTGTGTCGCTGAACGTGTAATCTTCTCCAACATATAATTGTACATTGTTAAGATACACATATACAGCACGGTTGCTTAAGGATTTCAAACTGTGTTGCTTATCAATTGCGTATTCTGTTTCCAGATCGTCTTTGACAGTATATGTTCTGACGGAAACGTTTTCACCGTATCCAATCATGTCTTCGTAGTAGAAAGGTGATTGTGAATTTTTTCCTTCTCCAATTGCTACAATAATTTCGTCCAGTCTGCTGATTGGATCACCTTCGTATGTTGTACCTAATGCTTTAGTCAAGAAACTGTTGTACCATAATTCATATTGTTGATTGACATATTCAATTGATCTAATAACATTTGCTTGTTGATCAATCAATCCAAACATTGCTGGAAGTAATGCACCCTGATGTTGTACTATTTTTCCACCTTTCAGCCTTGCATCAGGTTTGTCACGTAGATTAGACACTCCAGGTACAGTGCCTGTGACTTCACTATTTTTATCTTGTATATCTTTTACGTGATTTAATATTTGTCCAAATGTAAAAGTACCTATCTGTGTATTTTCTGTATTAGTTTCTAAATTTAACGGAATTTCATAGATGCCTTTTTCGCTATGTTTAACAGTGCCACTGTATACGTTTAATCTTATTTGATCACCTATGGATAATTCTTTTACAAATTTAACATATTTGTTTTGTGTGCCATCAACGAGGGTGTAATCTGTTTCAATACTTTTATTAACCCCATTTACTTGAACAGATATCTCCAAGTCTGTAATGTCAATACTATCTTTATAAAAGTCTATTGGAAAAAGTTGTTTTTCAAATTCTGTGGCTTCAAACGTTCTACTTACCCGCTGTTTACTTTCAGACAACCTTTCAATCCATGCACTTCTCGAATTGTGAGAAGTCCTATCGGTTGTGTAATGTAAATGTCCCTCCGCTAAATTTTTAGTAATAATTTGCTTATCACTTTTGTAGGTAAATGTCCCGTTGGTATGATCACTGTCAAAAACAATATCACCAATGTTGTTAATTGTTTGATATTTTACTTTGATGCCAAGGACAGTATCTTCTGTTGCACTGTCACTAGTGGCATATTCAAAAACCTTAGCACCTGCAAACGAACTGTTAGGATATGTTGTTTCGTCATCAAAACTGACATGATTGTTATCCCACATACCAAACAGTGGTTGTTGATTAACTTTAGTCTTTTGTTGTGCTTCTTTCCAAGATGTACTTGCACTGTCATAATAAAAAGTTTTGCCAATGTTTGTTGTTCCAAACTCCACAAAAACAGAATCACCATTTGCTGGTGTGCCATCAGTGGCTTTGGTTAACGCTATTACTTTACTGCTGTCTGTTGCAGTGATAAAGTTTACTACGTAAATATTATTTTTCACAAGATTGTCTGTATCTGCTGTGAATATAATTCTGTCTCCTTCTTCTAATGTGATGCCATCCACACTATATCCAGGTTGGTTTACCACACTGCTAAATGCATCAGTTGTGACAGTATCAATCACCTTGATAGGATCTTTTGCCACTGTTCCGTGATTATATAAAGCAAGACCAGAATCAAATTCAATGATAGGTCGTTTGGCCCTGTCTGTTTCATTTAGGTTAGCAGTGTATCCTTCAATACGTGCAACTTCTTCAATTATAGATCGATGGAACCACCTATTGTATCTTGACCATGCGTTCCTATCTAGCGAATCTCTTTTTATAGTAATGTAGTCTAGGGATTCAGGCCTATACAGTGCTTTTCCGTAAGGTTGTTGGTCAAACATAAAGGAATCGTATCCTACAGTAAATTCTTCTGAATAACTGCCTGGAGTGATAAGTTTACTAACATCTGTAAGTGTAATTTTTTCTCCAACACCTTCAACATAGTATTCTTTGTTTTGATATGTTGAACTAACTTTGTTATTTGCAAATTTTATTTTCATACCATTAGATAGATCTAAAGTGCGGATGCTATAATTTTTAGCACCAATAATTTCTTTGTCTGGATCTATGTCGTCGGTGTCTTGAATCGTAGCAATTTGCAATACTCCGTTCATATTATCATGGACGCCGCATTGGTAATACAGAGTGTTTGGACCTGAGGCTGGCACTGTGAATGTAATTGTGCCATAGTCAGTACCGTTGTTCGTTACCCCTGTATCATAAATGGTTGATGTAGATCCATCTGCTGAAATTTTATCCTTATAAGGTTCTGTCATGATCCAAAAAGGATGGCCTTTTGCATCTATATCAAACTTGTATGTGTTACCTCTATAAAGTTTCAGTATTGGGTTGTTTGTTCCATCTTGCACACTAAAATTATAGGCACCTTTCACCACATTTGTGACTTTATATTCGACTACTGCACCCGGACCAACCACATCAATTTCTAATGCATTAGGCCCTTCAGGCAACCAATAGTACTCTCTGTAATTGATTAGTTTGTCATAATCAATAGCAGGATTCCAACTGTATATTTTTGCTTTATTCAATCTATCATGATTGCTTACTTTTCCGCCAAAATATTTTATTTGATTAATATAATCATCATACGTGGCTGTAAATTCAACTTGGTCTTCTGGATTAACCGACGTGGTATCATTTTTAGTGTATGTTACTGCTGGTTCTAATTGATAGGCAAGTCTATTCCTGTCAGTTGCTAAAAGATAGCGATCACCCGATTTTCTAGTGTATGCATCTTGTCTACCAATAAATCCGTCAAGTCTTTCTAGAGATCCTTTTTGTACCAAAGCATCCATGGTACTTGCCAAAAATCTTTGGTTAGTATCTGTCCGATAAAATGCTGGTAGATGCTGGACTGTCCTACGTATTTCGGTAGAACCTTGTTGTACAACTTCTTGATTAGTAAGTGGATTAATTGGATTGTCAGCCATTAGTATCCTGCCCCACTACTGCCTGATGATGAACTTGATCCCGAAGAATAAGATCCGGACGTAGTAGAGCCTGACACTGCTGATCCCGAAGTAGTGCTTGTACCAGTTGTTGTATTTGTTGTTGATGTTACCACAGTTCCAGATGCAACCAATTGGTTGGCACCCACTGCTGATATTATTGAAACATCATCAACGGTGGCCCCACTGATAAAAATTTCGTCTGCGCCGGCGTCAATCTGAAACAGAGACCCAAAACTCTGTCCTGACTGGTTTGGAACAATCAATAATGTTAACAAATCTGGTGCTAACTGATTGTGTATGTAAGCGGCTAATTCTGTAAAATAAAAACTGTCACCAAAATCCCAATTATCTAATGCAAAAAACTGATTCATTGCGGCAATTATTCTAGTCTTAATGACAGCATCTGATACATTTGTACCTGGATTTTTAACAACTTTGAAAGTGGCTTGTAAATTTTCCTCTGCATTTTTTCCAAATAAAATTTTATATTTTACAGGATGATATATGATTTGATCAGATAAACTCTTAAGCGGATTTAATGTTCCTGAATAACTTATTCTTAACTGATCGCTAGTGCTTGGTTTTGGCTCTTCACCACCGTTTTGTAAAAATATTCTAAATAAATTATCATATGTTCTTTCCAATAGATATAAATCAATAATATTTGATATAGCAGGGTCAATTCTTGTTTCCTGCCCGGCATGATGTTTGTATTGGAAGTTTACATTGCTCCTACCACGTCTTGCAATATAATCAGTAGACGTTGTCAGAGTGTTAGTTGTTGCACTGTATTTTTTAACCACATCTTCTAATTGATCATAGAAATAAAACAATTGATTGTCATCATAGGTTGTGGTTGCTAAGTTTACATCTGTTTCCTTTTCAAACACAAGAAAATTACTTGCTCCGTAAGGTCTAAATCTTTCAATGTTATTGTAACTTAAAAACTTTTCAAAAAATACAAATTTTGTCGTGATGGCTGTGTCTGGCTCTACGAAAATATCAAACAGTTCTGGATTATCTACAACACCGTCATCATCACTATCTAAAAATCCAATTTTTACTTTTCTGTTATCTTGGAATCCATCTGCTTCTGTCACAGTATTGGTGACAGCAAAGGTGAGTGGATAGCCAATTGCACTACTACTAGAAAGTATAGTATTGCTGGCTAATATTTTTACAGTGTCTTTTACAACTCTTCCAGTTTTATAATCATAAATTTTTTCTTGTGCATCAAAATGAAACATATTTTGTGATTCTGATTCAAAGATGTAGTCAAGACTACGATAATTTACAGTGTAGGTGCTTCCATCATTGGTAAATTTGAACCACCAACTAGCATCTAAATTTCCATCCGAAGTATCGCCTGCATTGGTCAAAGCAAACACAGTGCTATCACTGAGGTTAGTGGATGTGATCACTTTCCATGTTTCTGACTCAACATCATATCTTAAACCAAAATCTTCATAGGCTTCAATACGATCAATTAAATCTGTTTTCAAAGTATCACTGAAAGTTGTAGTCAAGTTAGCGAATACACTGTTTACTATTGCTCCGTTTGGTACAACGTTTGTTAGTAAAACAGGGCCAAGTCCAGACTCTAAGTTTCCAAGTCCACCATTAGAACCGTCATCAACAACAGAGCCAACTTTTGCCCAAAGTCTGTCTTCCGCATTATTAGTCCCTGCTGTCACCAGTTTATTATTGGAAAATTCTCTGGTGTCTGGCGATGTAAATTTAATTAATGCTCCAGGCTTTACAAATTTAAAGTTTGATGTGGCAAAATCTCCAACAGATATAGCACCTCCTGAATTGAAAAATCCTGTATTTGTGTTAGTGTCGGTTGTGGTACTATTCCATGTAGCATTTAAGGAACTTAAATCTTTTGTTCCGTATTTTAGATAATAAAAATGTCTGGAGTAAGGTTCTTTAATTTTTGTTTCAACATCTGCTTGTATAACATTTTGGATATTATTTCTATTAGAAAAATTAAATGTGAATTTTTGTATTGATTCTTCACGATAAACTATTCCGTCATCTGCAAAAGTGTTTACATTAGAATAAGCACCCGTTGGATCAACAATTTCTTTGGCACGTGATATGCCCGAAGCAGACCTATTTACTGATCTTACTTTGATAATTTCTTGTGAAGCACTTAAAGGCATAACTTGATAGTCTTCTGCAGTGATCATTCGATTTTGAGCATAATAAACCTGAGATGCTTTTTCACGTATGGAATCATTTGATTCTGTTTCAGCAGAATTGTATACACTGGCTTTAAGACTCATTGTTACAGTAAGACTTTGCAAGCCGCCGTTTTTATCAACATAAGGTATGATTGTTTGTATGTTTGTCATATCTGCTGGCTGTATTGCAAATTTGGCATTATCACTACTTCTAGCATACACTCTAAATGTCCCAAGTGGAAGGTTACTGAACACGCCATCACCAAACACTAGGTCAATAGAGTCATTTACTTTAGTAACTACGTTGTAAAGATTTCTTTCTGATTTTGCCAACGAATTGTATATGGCATTATTTCCTGACAAAGCAGGCACCTTAGTCCATCTTTCAAGCGGCAAACCAAATTGATCTAATTTAAACAACCAGATATCAGAGTTGTTGATACTATCATTGTTAAGGCTTTTTATAAAATTTGTAATGGCGGTGTCCACAGTGAAATCTTCTTGTAAAAGTTCACCTTGTTTGAATAGCATAAAATAACCTGTGTTGTTAGAACTATCACCCGCCCCGTCATTTCTTGACACATATGTTAATCCTGTACCAGGAATTGGATCTGCCTCGTAAATGGTTTCAGATTCTTGTATGGTGCTTGGAACCACTTCAAAACGTCTAGACGTTCCGCCAATTGTAGAAGAAAAACTTTGAATTGGTAAATCGTTTTGTTCAGTGTTCAAGGTATAAATTTCTGTTGATATTCCGCCAATGGTTCCGGACTCTCGCGGTTTGCCAATTATTTGGCCTGTTTGATTAGCGGCATTTAATATTGTGGTAAACTGTTCTCTATAATTGCTGTTTGCACTATCATTCCAAATTATGCTTTGGTTTGCCAAGTTAGTGCCTGTTGAATCAAACACATCTTGTGTTGTTGACACTGAATCTATTTTCAAAAGTCCAGTGGCAGGTTGATTTCTTTTTGGATTATAACTGACAAGTCTTGCCAGTCTTAAAATACTATTTCTTCTTTCTGCAGTTTCTAAAAAATTTTCTCTGGCGTTGAGGTCAACTCTAAATGATAAACTCTGTGCCATGTATGCAATTAGGTCTATAAGTGCTACATACTCTGAACTTTCAACAAAATCGTTGAAGTCATCAGGATAATTTTCACGTAGATACGTGATCATAGTTCTTCTTAGAGTTTCAAAGTCGTAACTTTTGAAATCTGCTTGTTGAAAAGCCTGATAAATCTTACGCCAATCCTCGGCTACAAGTAATCTGTTTTGTCTGTCTGTAGTGGCCATACTGTTTGTATGGATATTTATATATTAAATTAACGGCGTATATTAAGATAGACGTAAAGCAGAGTTTTCATCAAATGAAAACCGTAGTTTTTCTGTGATATCTAGTGGCACGTATCGTATGGAAGCCTGTATGGCAATGCCTTTGTCTGCTTCAGATACTGTAATTTCCTCGGTGCTGATACGTGGATCAGCATTTAAATTTTCAGTAACATCCTCAATGATCTGTTCTTTAAGATCCTCTGTCAAAGGTTCAAACAAAGCATCGTATATTATAGTACCAAATTCAGGATTTTCAACACGTTCTCCCTTACGCACAGAAAGACGATTGATTAAATCTTGTTTAGCACATTCAAAGTCATATAACTTAAAGTTCTGCCTGTCTGCTCTTGACGAAAAACCTTTGAAAGTAATACCTTTACTTGCGTTACCGCTGTCGCCACTGTCTCCGTATGCCATTAGTTCAATCTCCTAAAGTCCACATCAAGTTTTGCATAATCAACCATCCAATAACCAGAATCTGTCATCTCACTCGCCCACGGTACCTCTTGGGCCAATACTCCTTGATATGTGCCTTTGCTGTGTTTGTATTTAAACATATAGATGTTGATTCCTTGTGGTGATACGCCTATTTTATGTACGTCTTCTTTGAGTCTTGCATCACTGAAAAATTTTCCTATGCTACTGACTGCTGAACTTAGACCCGCTTTGAACGTGGCTCCTAGTTGTGCAATTTTGCCTGAGGCTGTGCCTCTCATGCTTGGAGGTACATTATTTGCACTGCCTCTACTAAAAAATTTCCCTATGTTTTTTGATAGATATTTAATTGCCTGTTTCTGCACAACCGGCGCTGAAAGACTTGTGATATTACCTCCAGTTACTTTGTTGATAATCAAACTGCCCACATCATCTTTGGATAAATTTGGAATCACTGTTGCCACATTATAAATGTCATTGTATTTTCCAGCAAAGGTATCATATAATTCTTTGGCTTTGCCCACGTCAAGATTATTGAATCCGCCTGTCTTTTTACCTTTAAACATACCGGAGGCATCAATATCTTTAAGTGTTCGTTTGGCTTTTGAAATAATCACTGATCCGTTTGCGTTAACATTTTCTGCAACTGACTGCCCTGCAATTCTGGCTTCTCTGGCATTGTATATACCAGTGTCAGATAATGTCTTAAGTTCAGTTCTGTTCAAAGTTTGTTTTTTCTGCAGTTTACCTATAATGCTGGTGATATCAGTTGAAGATTTTTGTGTAATGTTTTTGTTTCTTAAAGAAGGTGGTAGACTGTTGTCTGAAATATATTTCTGTTGGTCTGCTAGAAACTGTGTCTTAGCAACACTTGGATTTTTATTTTCTCTATTCTTCTGTGCCATGTACTCTAATGTTCCAGGAGTCTCACTCAATTGTTTCCATTTTACAGGATCCTGCCACTGCGAAACTGTTTCAATCACCGCCGATGGCGCTCTAGTAAAAGGTTCATGTGTCACAAGATTTGATACAGTTGTTTTTGTTTTGGCAGTGTTAGCCTCAAGTCTTTCGCCTGGACCAACTGTGATGTTAACATCGTTTTGACTTTCGTCTGTGACTATTCCAACTGCATCGGGATTAAGCCAACTAGGACCCCATGTTGGTTGTGCCGCCACCGAGTTGAAGTGTACCTGGGCACCTGCAAGGTCAATTCTTCCTCCTGCGCCGTGTAGTTGTACTCCTTGCGTGTAAGATGTGATTCCATCACGTCCGGCAGACCTAATTGATCCTTCCTCGGCGTTGTGAAAAATTCCCTTTTTGCCAATGTTTAAAAGATAATTTTCAGCATTGTTAATAACACTTCCTTCTGCAGTGAACCTTATATCATTTTTTGCGTGAAATGAAATATTTCCTCCAGAATGTAATTCAAAATCTCCATCGCCTCTGAGGTTAAATCCTTCTTGTGCAAAAATATAAATTTTTCCGTCTGGACTCATCTCAAGCCAACTGTTACCAGATCCATTGGCAATATAGACCACACCGTCTGTGTCATGCAAAAGCATCTGGTGACCAGTCGCGGTTCGTAGTCGTATAAGTTGATTTGTTCCATCCACTGCACCGTCATCCATTACAAAAGTGTGCCCTATACCCCTAGTGACAAAATCATTGAATTTTGCATCCTTTGTACCCACAGGTTGTTCAGTAGTAGACAAATCTTTTCTTCCTGGTGTGCTTATACCCATTACGGCACTTGGTGTTTCTCTACGTGCTGAACTTGTGGTTGTTCCACGTACATCATCTGCACTTAAACCTTGTTGAGCCAATAGATCTGCCAAAGGGTGAATTGGTTTATTAAAATTATCATAGTTTCTTCCTGGATCTGAATCTGGTGCTGTTCTATTCAATTCACCTGCTGGAACCTCTTTTGTTCCGTATGTTTTTTCTTTATCTATGTTGCTGGAAAACTGTCCGGCCGGGCCTCCTGAACTTTTGTCCCATGTTTTTTCACTGGCCGCAATACCAGGAATCATGTGATTGGTGACTGGCTCTTGCACACAGCCTATCCAAAACGCTTCGTCCATTTTGCCTTCTGCAAAAATAACTAACACTCTAGTGCCAATGTCAGGTGGCACTGCCCAGAATCCATAACTGTGTTGACTGGCTGAATATTTTGTTGAACCTGGTATATTGTGCCTTATGTCTTTGGCACCATAGAAAGGTGAAAGGTACTCGCACGTAATTAAATTATCTGTAGATGGGTCAGCAGTCTTTGACAGTGAAGGAATATTTACTTGTAGTCTTCCCATTCTGAGTGGATCAATATTGTTTTTCACAGTACCAATGTAAGGCCCTGCATTAAGTTCTCCCCATGATTGATCAGAACCTGGAGCCTTGGGTGTAGATACGTGACCTCTTACATAGTCCTTCATTTAGAAACTGCCTCCTTCTGGTTGCTGAATTTTTCTTGGTTGATTGCTAGATCGCCTGCTTCTTTGGCTTGGTGGAACATTGTTTGCACTACTGCGATTACCATAATTTTTTCCAAATCTTGCACTAGCAGGTGGCCCTGATGTTCCGTTTTGTATGATACCGTTCGTGGTCGTAATTGTTTTGTTGCTGACTCCGGAACTTGCAGGTCTGTCTTGATTATTATATCTTACCATAGTTAGTTCTTGTGTAAATTTACCATCTACCATGCTGTGCCTTACTTGATAAACTTTATATAGTCCGGAAAAAATGGCTCGTTGAGAACTTGAAATATCGTATGTGCCTTTCACGTCATCTATGTCATCTGGTACCACAAATTGTAGGTCAATCACTGGCTCTGCCGCTTCGCTGTTGTAACATTTTAATTCTGGATTCCATACGTTTGTTTTTTGCCCGCCACGGAAATAGGCAATGTTGTTATCGGTAGATATGCCAGGACCACGTGGACGCGGACTGGGAGGCATGAACTGTGACTGCCCTAGCCAGGCAGGGTCACCTAATATTTCCATCCTAATTATAACCATGTCAGCGGTTGGATTTGTGATAGCGTCAAAAAATTGTTCGGTCTGTGGGTCAACCTTTGTGGCATTATTTCCGCTCTCTGTTTTGGCCAATCCTACTTCTGTTTGTGTTAATAGTACATCTGGTATTCCCTGCGCAGGAACTGTCTGGCCTGACGGAGTATCGGTGTCTTTTGTTTCAGGCGTGTTACTTTTTTTGAAATCCTTAGTATCTTTGGCGTCAAGATCTTTCAGCCTAGTTTGATAATAGGCAACTTTGTAGTTGATTCCAAGATCCAATATATCAACATTTTCTCCTGTAAAAATATAATTGTAGCGTTTTGCTATGTAGGTCTGTAGGCTGGCTCCGTTGTGTATGCCTGCTGATGCCAGGTTGTATGCATTGATGTAGTAAGGCTCCACTACAATTATGACTTTCTTCTGACTGGTCTGTCTGATTGGATCAAACTCACCAGGCACAATGTTACTTCTTATACGGAAATATTTGAAATATAAATCAGTGGCCGCATTATAATCATTGGATCCTGCACTGCCCATTTTTTGAATCTTGTTGGCCCACTCATCAAATGTTTTCTTGCCAAAATTTTTATTGGATTTCATAATTTCTTCTAAAACCTTCAAAACACTAACTCCGGTTGATATGGGAATATATTTGTATGTGAAATTGCCTCCTGGACCTTCTGTAGCGGTTTTTCCCATTCCTGCTTGGTTCAATATTTTGTAATCTATTTCTTCGCCGTTTTCCAGTAAAGTTTCGTCAACAGTGATCTGATACTGATCTGGTTTACTGTTAAACTCGCCTTTGGTTTCTTCTTTGTTTTGCTCATTTAACAAAGTTTCCAATTTTGACACTGCGTCACTGATGGTAAGTTTCTCTCCACGTAATTCTCCAGATGTTCTAGGATAAATGTAAAGATTTTGCAATCCAAATTCGTCGTAGGGTATTGCTGATATCCTATAGTAAGATCCACCTTGATTCACATCTATTTCACAAGTCATTAATTTTACGGGGATAACACGCTTCAGTGCTTCGGTCTCCTTTAAAAGAGGCTTTCCGTTTTCATCAAATCCTCTGAACTCAATGGTCAGCAAAAAAGGTGCTGTCAAATGATCTAAGAAACCGTTTTTGAAAGCGGCCGCCCTTACTTTGTCTAAAAAAGTTAAACCATAAGGCTCGACTAATTCAATGTCAATTTTAGTTGCACTTGTAAGTCGCCTTTTTTCATTGTATCCAGGCACACTTAGTATTTCAACATTTTTGAAATAAATGTCTCTGTTTTGTTGAAACTCCAAACTGGACTTATTAGCGGCTTCACGTATTGCACTGTTTTTCTCAATTATTTTTTTGTCATCAGCACTGAATTTATTTCCGCTTGGGCCTGGAGGACCTTGTCTATAATTATTTTTTGATTCTATACCAGAACTCTGCGCAATTATATGATGTGGTTTGCTACGGAAGAAACTTTTAGAATCACTTATTTCTGCTGAAGTCAATGCACTCAGAGTGAACAAAGTATTGTAGGATGCAAATTGATGTAAAGGATTTGGCTCGGCATCTGACTTTCCTGTGTATGAATCTCTTCCGCTACGACTGTAGGCACTTGTGCCACCCACTCCTCCGGGAGTTCTAGTTCCTGGCTTTACTACTCCAGTTACTGTTCTTTTGATATCTGCTTTTTTACTGTTGAACTTTGAAAAAAAATTTCTGAAATCAGGCACACTACACTCCTAGGTCTTTGAGCACGTTGTCTTTTTTTGGCAACTTAATAGTGACTCCTGGTTTAAAATCATAAATTGGATCTTCTATTTCATCTGGATTTCTTTGTGCAAATACCCACCATAGCCTTGGAGATCCATACAAGTCAAATGCCAAAAGGTCAGGTCTGTAAGCATAAGTTCTTTCAATTTTATAATCCTGGTCGTCTCCTTCCGCTGTAATAGTTCTTGGAGTGAGAATATCAAGAAAATCTCCAAATTGTTCTGTTTCAAAATAAGGTGACGTTTGCGAATATTTGGCCATTAGATAAATCCTATTTCGTTACGTCCTTTACCGTTTAGTTCACCTTTGACAAATTTACTCATTGAGAAATTTTTCACTGAATCTCTGGAATATATTGGAGTGATCAACACAGAAATCAGAGACAGGGTTGGTGCCCATGTTTGGGCCACAGGTCCGTTAACATCAAAGTCAGCAAACTCTTCTGTTGGCGTTCCGTACACTTCGGACTGTTTTGTAGAAATGTAATCTATACCTGATCTTAATTCCACGTTAAAAGTATTCAGGATCACAGGCACTTTTTGAAACATGTGATCTCCGTAACCTGATAGGTGCAAAATTGGTGGAGGCGATCCTTTCAATCCATTCAAACCTTGATCACTTCCAAAAAACATTTTAGTGGCTGTTCTTAAAAAATTTACCACTGCTACCCAATACTGAGCATCTTCATTATTTTGCACAGGAAACTCTCCATTGATGTTAAGTTGATCCACTTGTGAGTTTTGATAAGCCTGTGCTGGATAATTGCTGTGTACCATGTCCATTGCATTGTAATTGGCTGTATGTTGTATTACCATTGCTGGAGTCAAAGGCCAAAAGAAGCCTCTGTTTTCTTTCAACGGAGCAAGTAAAGGATTGCTGTCAAAGAAAAAAGATTCTAATGGTGACCCTTGCGGTATTTGCAACCTCACACGCCAATCTGTTGTGTCTGTTCTACCACTCCATTTTGCCTGTGCGTTTACAAGCCTTGAATCACCCTGTATGCCTGCTCCAGTAAGACGTGCAAGAGTCTTGTTAATGGCTCCTCCGGCAACATTCTTTACTATTCTACCTACGTCTTTAAATGCATTCTTAAACATTATATTTTCCGGTTGTGTTTCCTTATTAAATTTTGTATACTGTAACTATATTTATAGGCACAATTTTAGGCGCACTTAATTACTCATACGGCACGATTCAACAGACCTGTTTGTGGTCACTTTAACTACATAG